CTGGCGCGAACAAAGGCTAAGTAAGACGGGAGGTCTTGATTGGATAATATCAATTCTGAAGCTCAAGGGTTTTCTGACGAGAACTCTGCATACGGAATCACGGTCCCCGCGCTGGCAACCGCCGCCGCGCTCGATGCGTCCGCATTCAGCAGCATCAATGCCAATGACGCGATCCCCACGACCTGGGAAGACAGGGCCCGCAAAGCCTGGGAGTACTACGTCGAGGAGCCGCTCGTCAAGAACTGTGTGAACTCCTGGCGCACCTTCGCCGTGGGAGACGAGATCAAGATCACGAGCGACGATGACGCCGTGAAGCAAGAAGCCAACGACCTCGCCGCCAGACTCGGCATATCCGAGTTCGTGAAAGACATGATTCTCCAGCTTCTTGTGAAGGGCGACGCGGTCGGGTTCAAGAGATATACGAAGGACGGCAAAGACATCGAGGAAGTCACCTGCGTCAACCCGGTCTCGGTCAAGGTGAAATACGCGCAGGGGCAGCTTGTGGACATCGAGCAGTTTCCGGAGGACACCCCGACCGCAGGCCACGGGCTGAGACTGCCGGTCGAACAGACCCTGCACCTGAAGTGGGATGCTCCTGAGTTTTCGCCGCGCGGCAACTCGCTCGTGCTGCCGGCGTTTCAGTCAATCGAGCTTCTTCGGGACTACCGGCGAGCGGAGCAGGCCATTGCCAAACGCTGGGCCACTCCGTTCAGGCTGCTCAAGGTCGGCGGCGCGTTCGGCCAGAAGATGGTGATGCCCAACCAGAAGATGCTCGAGCAGGTTCGCGACATGGTGAACAAGATGGACCTCAAGAGCGGTCTGGTCGTCCCCTTCTACGTCACGGTCGAAACCCACGGCACCGAAGGGCAGGTTTTCAACGTCGAGGACAAAGTCAAGGAGGTCAAGGAAGACATAGTCGTCGCGCTTGGGCTGTCGCGCTCGCTTGTCGCGGGCGACGGACCCAACTTCGCGACGGCGTCGGTCTCGATGCAGAAGATGCTCATCATGATCCGCGAGATCAAGCACGCCGCGCGCACTATCCTCGAATGGATATTCGACGACTGGCTCGAGCTTTCAGGATATGCGGGCAAGAGCATCCAGTTCCTCTTCAACGATCTAGACCCGACGGACGCGGTCGACTTCAAGAAGCTCCTCATCGAGCTATACGACCGTAAGCTCATAAGCCGGTCGTCCCTACAGCTCAAGATGGACCTCGACCCGGATATCGAAGAAGCGAACCGGCAGAGCGAGGGCAAGTCGGTCGACCTGCTTGATGAAAAGCAAGTAAAGCCCATCGTCGATATGGTCGTGGCCGGAATCATGAGCGTCGAGACCGCACAGGAGATGCTCGGTCTCGACCCTGACAAGAACAGACCCGGGGGCGAGTCCCAGGCATCGGCATATGCCGGTGAGATCTGCGACTCGTGTGGCTTCTTCGATGCCGAGAAGAACAGGTGCAAAGTTACCCATGCCGAGGTTACATTCGACTCCCAGGCGTGCAGGCACATCATTCGCAGGGGGTCAATCGGCAGTTGAACACCATCCATTCCCCGATGTGCGCTCTGGCCGACGTGTTCCAGGTCCAGAGGATCAGGGCCGCCACGGACAGAAGCTTGATGGCCCGCGACCTCTACACGGAGCAGGTGGTCTATCAGCTCACGCAGTCGCTCAAGTCGGCTGAAAAACAAGTGCGTTCGGCTCTTGCTGAATATCGAAGCCTCGGTTCTCTGCCGGACAACAAGCTCGCGGCGCTAAGGGGTCTGGGGAAGCTGGACGCCGAGATCGCCGATGTGATGAATGCGCTGCGCAGAGACCAGACCCTGATGTTCCGGCAAGCATCTCGGGCGGCGTTTCGCTCCGGCGTGTATCGAGGGATCGAAGAGTTCTCGGCGGCGCAGATGCCGTTCTACCGCGATCTCACGCCGGACGGGATCGACAAGCTCACCACATCCGTTTTCACCCTCATCGACACCGATGCGCTGGACTTCATGGCCAATTACAACCTAGTGCTTGCCGGGGACGTTCACCGGCAACTCGCGGACGGCATCAAGCGCACAATCCTCGGCGGCATCGCCACGGGCAAGGGCGCGGATGATATAGCCCGTGACCTCGGATCGGTGATCGAGGACAAGGAGTCCTTCCGGCACGCCGGGTCAAAGGTGTTCACCAAGGCGCAATACCGGATGGAGATGATAGCACGTACCGAAGTGCTGCGCGCTCACAACCAAGGCCGCATCAAGTTCCATCAGCAGGTCGGCGTGCGGAAGCTCGAATGGATGACGATGGAGGATGAGCGGGTCTGTCCGGTGTGCGGTCCCCTGGATGGCAAAGTCTTCGACACCGACCGTTTCCCGAACCAGCCCGCTCATCCGAACTGCCGGTGCACGAGCGTCGTGGCATGGCCGCTGGTCATCTGCGGCGGGGAGTTGGGCGCGACGGCAGCGCCCGGTCAGAGCGCGTGTATCCTGCCTCCGCAGGCAATACACGACCTGGCAAAGCAACAGGCCGAGGAAGAGAAGAAGCTCAAAGAGGCGTTCGAGTCGGGAGAGGTCGCCGATCTGTCGGCACTCACAGTCAAGCAGCTTCAGACACTGGCCAAGGGAAACGGCATATCGGTCGCGCGAACGAAGAGCGACTTTATCAAGCTCTTGGACCAGGTAGAGCCGGGAGTCAATCACGGCGACCTCTCCGGCGCGGCGCTGCAGGCGAAGATAAAGCAGTACAACATCGCGGCGCTGCGGAGTAAGGACGACCTCGCAAAGCTGCTCGCATCGAAGCAGGCCGCAATCAAGCAGGCCAAGGCTCTGGAGGAAGCAGCAAAGAACTTAGCGCCTCAGACGGACCTCTCCGGCCTCACAATGGTCCAACTCAAGGATATGGCCAAGCAGCATGGCGTCTCCTTGAACCTCACCAAGTCCGAAGTCATCGAGATGCTCGACGTGCTGGAACCGGGGGTGGATCACTCCGGCCTGGCCGGGAAGACCCTGATCGCCGCGAAAGCGAAACATGGCATTCCGCCGCTCAAGAACAAGGAGCAGCTCGCGAAAGCGCTGGAGAAAGCCGCAGGCAAACAGATGGCGGAACAGGCCAAGCAGCAGGCTCTTGACGCAGCAAAGGCCGAGGCTTTGAAGAAAGCAGATCAAGCGCTGAAGGAAGCCACATCGCAGATAGTGATGCCGTCATCTTCCTCGCAGTATTCCTCGTTCCTCGAGTCGGTCAAGGCTGCCGAGGGCGAGCTTGCAAAGGACTCCGGTCTGCCGGCCGCAGTCCTCGAACAGCACGCAAAGGAGGTCGCGCTCAAGAAGCAGGCATTCCAACAGCAGATTGCGGCGATGAAGTCCGGCGAACTCAAAGATCTGGCGAAACAGACCAAGGTTACGCACTGGCAGTGGGCTTCGAAAGACGAACTGGTTACTCTCTTCACTGAGACGGACGCCGCAAAGGTATCAGGGGCCCAGGCGAGCATCGAGGCAAAGCATGCCAAGTGGGCGGAGAAGCACCTGGGGAAGGCGGGCAAGACAGCGCAGCCGAAGCCTGTGGCCACACCGCCTCAGACCAAGCCACAGGTCGCTACTGAATCGGTCACATCAGCGTCCCCGAACACATTCACGAAGAAAGGCTCGGAGTTCGAGGCCGTTGATTCAGCCTGGGCGGAGAAAGGCAAGCCTGAGAAGTTCAAGTATGACGGCAAGGCCAACGTCGGCGGGGCTCACGAGAAGGAATTCTGGATCGACGAGAATGGCGACAAGTGGCTTTTCAAGCCCGTCGGCAAACGCTCAGACGACTTCGTCGCGTACGGAGAGGAAGCGGCGTACAAGATCGGCAGGCTTATCGACCCCGACGCCATCGAGGTGCGGACCATTCGCCTGAACGGGCGGACAGGCTCGATACAGAAGTGGCGGACTGATCTCTCTGTCAGGTACGATTTCTCGGAGATCGAAGTCACCGAGTTGTTCGCCGACGAGGTGGTGCAGATACAGCGTGAGCACGTGCTCGACTGGCTGATCGCAAACCACGACGGCCACCCCAAGCAGTTCCTCCGGGCGAAGAACACTCACATCTACGGCATCGACAAGGGCCAGCTATTCAAGTTCCTTGGCTCTGACAAGCTGTCTGTAGACTACCATCCCAATGGAGTCTGCGGCGAACAGGAGCCGTTGTACAACACGCTATTCCGCGCGGTGAAGCAAGGCAAGGTGGTGGCCGACCCGTCTGTGACTCTGCGCTACATTCGCGAGGTGGAGCGCATATCCGACGATGATTACCTGGCCTTGCTGCGGCCTTATGTCGAGGGCAGGTTCGGAAGCGACGAGGCTGGAAAGCGAGCATTTTACGAGCTGGCCCAGGCGCGGAAGCACAATCTGCGCCGTGACTTCGAGGAGTTCTACGCCGACGTGCTCGGCAAGACGGGATTCCGGTTCGAACAAGTTGTCGAGGCTCCAACCAAAGGCCGCATCGGCAAGGCCGAAGAGGAACTGCTCGAAGATGTCCAACGACTGGGCTGGCAGGGGAAGGCGCTCCCGATTGACGAGGACAACATAGAGGACCAGAACGCGCTTATCTTCACCGAGACGGCCAAAGGCCAACAGCGCACGGTGATCAAGCTCAAGGTCAGACCGGAGGCGGAATCAAAGGTCTTGGCCAAACTCCGCAAGGCGACAAAGCAGGTCACCAAGATCGGTGAACGTCTGCCGGAAGACGACTTCGCCGAAGACATTCTCGACGCGGTAAAGACCGTGAACCACCATGCAGGCGACGGCCACTACAACAAAGCGAAGATAGACAAGGCAGTGGGGCATATCGAGGCGCTTGAGAGACTGGCGAAGTCCGATGATCCGGACGTCCGCGAGATGGCCGAAACATACAAGGGCTGGTTGGAGAAAGTGCAGCAGGCGGTCCGCGACCGAAAAGCCATTCCCGAGTACTTCGATACGTACCTCAAGAAGGTCGCCACTAAGCCGAAAAAAACGGAGTCCGACTTCACCTGTCGTAAAACCAAGGTACTCCTCGAGAAGCGAACCGTCAACAAGGGTGACCTGTCCGTCGAGAGCGAGGCTGTGGACCTCGGCAGTCTGTTTGGCGGACGGCACTTGCCCGAAGGCGAGCAGTACGAGATAGACTTCGGGGACGGCGTCCGCGCGGTCTACCACCCGTGGTCGTCGAAGAACCTGTATGCGCATTCCGAGGAGTTCGAGATGGTGTTGCCGGGCCGTCCGGACGCCAAAAGCTTGGACCGGGCGCTGGAGAAGATGGAGAAGATCGGCTTGAAGGCGAACATCGCCACTGCCGAGGACGCGGAGATCCTCTATCTCCACAAGCAGGCTTACATAACCCAAGTCGACAAGTCTCCTGAATACACGCAGATGATCTCCGCACTCGACCAGCGCAACGCATCGAAGACGGAGCGCATTCAGGCAATGCGCGGGTTTTGGGAGAAGCGGCTCGGAGTGCCGGACATCACGAAGATCCCGGGCTACGATCCCGTCGGAGAGTATCAACTCGGTTTCAAGGACAAAACGATAGGCGGCGGCTATCGGTATCAATACAGGTTCGATATCTCCGACGAAGACTTGGAACGCGAGATGGCGGGCTACAGCCTCCATCACAGCTTGACGAATAGCTCCAGCATGAGCGGGTTCCTTGACGCGGCTCTGGAGAACAACGGCACCTTGATAAGCACGGTCGAGAAGCTCAGGGCCGGGGTGCAGCCGCGCGGCATGTCGCCGGAATCGGATATGAAAACCGGCGGAGCGAGCTACGTGTTCACGAGAATCAAGAAATCACCGCTTTCCGGCGCTTCCGCCGAAAACGGCCTCTACTTCAAGAAGCGCATGCTAAGGCGGATGGACGCCATAAGCTACGACCACGACGCCTACGGCAAGGTTACCGAAGACTACGTGCCCACGCACCGGGGAAGCGATCCCAAGACCTGGAAGACCTATGCGCAAAACACAAGCAACGAGACGATCCTCAAGCACTCGATAACGCTGCTGGATAACCTGGAGGCGATAGTAGTCGGAAGCCAGTCGGAGCGGATGCAAGTGCTGGCGGTATTCAAGAAGCACGGCATATCCAAGCTGACCGACGGTCGCAAGGTCGAGGATATCGTTTTGGTGAGGTGAGTATGAGGGAGTTCATAGCACAGGAAAAGGCAAGGCTGCAGGCCCTGTTCGACGAGTTCAATCGCGATGGATCGTTCATCGTGTTGCGAGAAGGTCGCGGTGAGCCGCTGCTGCTTGGGCTTGTCGACAGCTACACCGTTACCCGGGTCGCCCCGCACTTCGATGCGGCCGGCAACGTCACGAAGACCGACTTCTGGGTCATGTGGAAATCGATCGGCTATGACAACGGCTATCAGTATTCGCATACAATCCAGGTCGTAGACTGGAGCCGGGACGACACCTACGAGCTAGACCTCACCGACGACCTTGGCCGCCGCTATCACATCGAGCTAGTTATGGACGCGACCGAACACGAGTATGTGCTCGACTGGCGCAAGTGGCTGCGTTACAAGGCCGAGAACGCCGCGGAGTTCGAGATCATCGACGCCCAGCTTCTCGAGGAGCACACGAAAATAGCGGAGTCTTGGGAATGAAGCTCAGATATATGATCGAATACGCGCTGCGCGAGCGCGACACGAACCCGCGCTATGAACCTATCGGTGTCTGGGTGCAAGGTCCCGGCCCGGGACTGGATATCGTGATGGACTACCTGCCCGGCAATGAGGAGTTTGCCGAAGACGCCGACTGTGTCATCAACCGGCTGGTGGAAAACGGCATCAAGTCCCTGCCTGATGAGTTTCTGGAGTATCACCGATCCACGATGTCGCCATATCGTGGAATGCGCGGCGAGATCGTCCAGACCGAGAAGTTTGCCACGGCAGAGGAGTGCGCCAAAGAAGTCTGTAGGGCAATCGCGCACTAATCCCGCACTTTTGCCGCACTCGACCACCTCCCACCATATCACCAAGATAGTAACCCACACTTGTTTACATGTGTGGGTATTTCTATCCATTCTGCCTAAGAATGCAAGTGGAAGCCATTCTGCCAGACCTCTTCTAGGTTGCTCTCCTGCCCCCGAAAAGAATCCCGGCACGCCGCGAGTTTTGCCAGTAAATATCAATTGGAGAGGTTCCCTGCCAATGGGAACCGCACGTGTCGGAGTGATCGATGCAGCTTTTCGCCACGGACGTTGACCGGCTTGCCTTTCTTCTGGAGACGGACGCGTCGCGCCACCTGGAGCGGCTTCTTGCCCAGGCGGCTGAACTCGTCACCGAGGAACTGCCGGAAGACGAGCGTCCGAAATACATAACCAACTACATCGGCTCTAAACAGAAGCTGGTTGACTGGATATGGAAGCACACGCCGGAGGGCGTGGAGTCCGTCCTCGACGCATTCTCGGGTTCGGCCGTCGTGGCCTATATGTATAAGACCAAGGGCCTGCGGGTTCTTGCCAACGACCGGCTGAACTACTGTTATCACGCCGCACGGGCCATCGTCGAGAACGACAGCGTGCGCATCAGTCAGGAAGAACTCGACGAACTGCTTGCGGATAATCCGAAGGCCGGAACCTTCGTCCGCGACAACTTCAAAGGACTATTCTTCGCCGACGGCGTCCACAAGGTCATCGACCAGATCCGCGCGAACGCCGACAAGCTGGAGGGCTACAAGAAAGACATCGCGCTCTTCGCTCTCGGCAAGACCTGCATGTCCGGCAAGGGCGGCTTCGGGCACTTCTCTTCCTCGACCGACTACGGGAAGCGCCAGGACACTCCCGAGGAGTTCAAGGAGCGCTTCGCGGATAACGTCGGGCGTATCAACGCTCTCGTCTTCGACAACGGCAAGGAGTGCAAGGCTTACCGGAAGGACGTCAACGATATGCTTTCCTGGGCGAAGATAGACCTCGCCTACTTCGACCCGCCTTACGCGACCGAGTTCTCCACCACCAACTACGAGAAAAGCTATCACTTCGTCGAGGGTCTGATGACCTACTGGGACGGCCTCACGCTCGTCGAAGACTCGAAGACTCACCACTACGAGACCGAACACAAGACCGTCACCAAGGCCAACGCCAAGGAGTTCTTCTCGACGTTTCTTGCAAACGCCAAGCATATCCCGAATTGGCTCATCTCTTACCGCGACCACGCCTACCCGAACGAAGGCGAGATGAAGCAGATCATCTCGGCAAGCGGCATGTCGAGCCGGATGGAGTCGCAGCAGCATCACTACCACATCTCTTCCCGCCACTCGGAGAACTCCCAAGCCACGGAGCGACTCTTCATCTGCTCGAAAGCGAACGAGATGAAGCAGGCCGCAAGCCTCTGCCCGGCGTGCTCTCAGCAGGCAATGGAGACAGAAGCCCTCTGGGATGAGACCGCCAATGAGATCCGCTATCGCGTCCGCGACCCCGAGGATTTCGAACCCGACAGCTTCAGGCGCAAGGCTCTCGATGGGGTGGACGGCGTCGCCATCATCGTCGGCAAGCTCAAGAAGGAGCACGTTCCGCAGGGACACGATCCCGAGGTGATGGTCTTGCAGGCTTATCGCTTCGCCAAGAAGACCGACTCCAACCCCGACGGCTGGACACCTGGGAAAGCCAAGGAGTGGATAAGGCAGCACGAGCCGGAAGCCTCCACGGCCGAGATTCGGACCGAAGAGAACATGCGCGCATTGGCCGACGCGCCGCTTGCGGACGAGATCGACCTGCTCTCCTGCCAGGCCGGGCTTGACCTGGTCAAGGTGACCGGCTACATGGGCAACAAGTTCACGATGCTCGGTTGGATCGAGCGGCAGATTCCAAAGGACGCAAAGACCGCTCTCGACGCATTTTCCGGCGGCGCAAACGTCGCTTACCATTTGAAGCGAAAGGGATTGAAGGTCATCGCAAATGACCTGCTGCTCTTCCCTTACCACGTTGCCCGAGCCGTCGTCGAGAACTCACACGAGACGCTCTCGGACGAGGATATCGAGAGGATTCTGGCTCCCAATCCCAACGCGGGCACGTTCATCGTGGACAACTTCAGCGGCTACTACTACACCAAGCGGGTGCTCTCCTGGCTCGATCAGGTGTGGGCGAACATCCAAAAGCTCTCCGGCTACAAGAAGGATCTGGCGCTCGCGGCGCTCGGAAACACGGTCAAGGCGAAGAGCCTCTACGGTCAGTTCCATCGCTCGAAGATCAACCTCAAGGCCGATGCAGGCGGGTTCAAGGAAAGCCAGCTCACCAGCATTCCGATTTCCAGCATGGTGGAGAGCTTCAAGCGTTACGCCAATCAGCTCAACCGGCTTGTCTTCGACAGCGGCCAAGAATGCAAGGCTTTCCACGGCGACGCGGTAGAGGCGGTGCGGAAGTACGGCGCGGACGTGCTGTATCTCGATCCGCCCTACATCACGGAGTTCTCGAACAACGACTACGAGTATTCGCTGCACTTCGTCGAGGGCTTGATGAACCGCTGGGCGGACAAGGAGCTTCTCGACGACAACCGGCGCAGCTACAAATCCCGAACTCACTACGATCGCGAAAGCATCCGCGCGCTCATCGAGAATCTGGCTTCTGAGTCCCGCGGCAAATACAAGACCGTGATCATGTCCTACCGCGACCACGCATTCCCGACGGAGAAAGAGATCCGCGACATCTTCGCGGAGCGGTTCGGCCAGGTTCGGGTGAAGAGCATGGATGTCGAGTACGGCATCGTGCTCGGCAAGGGAGGTGAGGGCAAGAACGGACGTGAGCTTCTATTTATAGCGTCCAATTCCAGGCAGGCTCCCAGGTCAATCGCTTCGGCCGGTGTCTCAAACTGCCACACAGCTATCCCCGTGGAAGTGAGTCTGAACAACAAGGACGGACTCTCGGCCGAGGCGATTGACCTCAACCCCAACGCCGGCGACCCGCAGTTCGGCTTCATCATGTGTCGAGCGGGCACGAACCGCAACGGCGACCACTTCACCCCGGACGAGCTCGCCGCGCGCTACACCACGGCCATCAACAAGAAGATAGACCTCAAGCATTCCCAGGAACTCACGGACATCGTCGGCGGCATAGTCGCGGCCGACTTCGTGGAAGACGAGACGGGCGGGCGCGTCGAGTGCGTAGGCGAGCTATATGCGGCGGAAGCCCCAGCCGCCGCGCTCGCCTACAAGCTCATGAAGAAGGGCATCATCTCCCAAGTCTCGATGGAGTGTGACTACGAGACAGGGGAGTGCTCGATTTGCGGCAAGACGGTAAGCAACAAGAACGACTACTGCCTGCATCTTCGGAAGTTCAAGGGCGCGGAGTATCAGGGCAAGCCGGTGTTCGAAATCCTTCACGGCGTCACATTCACCGGCCTCGGCCTCCTCGATAGGAAGGGAGCCGACGACAACGCACGGATAACCCAGGTCGCCTCGGACAAGACGGGGCGGGCAGAATATACAACCTCAGGAGGCAACTCATTGGAAGATGTGAAGAACGAACACGAGACCGACGAGCAGCGCGAGGAAGCTGCAAAGAAGAAAGATTCTCCGGGCGGCGGAGGCGCTCCCCCGGTCGACGACAAGGCCCGGATAAAGGAGCTTGAGGCGGAGAACAAAGACCTCAAGAACCAGGTGCTTGAGCTTCAGAAGCGCGTGGACGAGCTCGAGGCGGAAAGCAAGGCGGCCGCGAACAAGGCGCGCGCGCAGAAGCTGATGCGGAAGTTGGAGAAGGCGGGGATGTCCTTTGCCTCTGACGAGGACAAGGAGCAGGAACTGACGCGGCTCGCCGGTCTTTCCGACGACGCGTTCGCGGCGACCGAAGCCGCTTACGACAGGGCGATCCAGGCCAAATCGGAATGCCCGAACACCGGCAAGCAGGACGCTGACAAGGGCACGGGCTGCGAGGCGAAGTCCGCATCCGCTTCGACGGACCGACAGATGCGTTCGAATGCGGACGTGCGGCCCGCAGACGTCGACGACAAGAAGCTTTCCCTCGAGGACAAGCTTCGAGACGGATTCATGATTGCCTACCGTGAGCGAGTCGGTCTCGTCGGCGCGGGCAAGAGCAACTAAGGAGGCACAACGTGGCATTTCTGAACCCCAATCATCGAGGACTGGCCTACGGCGACGGATACTTGCAGGGCGCTGGATCGTGCGGCCAGTTCGTAAAGTTGGTCGGCAACGACCTCTTCGCCGTGAACACCGACTCGACCGCCAAGAGCTTCGGGATCCTCATCAAGGACTACAAGGCAGGCGAGATGCCCGGCGTCTTCTGCATGGGCGGCGTCTACGAGACCGACGTCTACGAGGGCACGATCAACGCTGGCGACGATCTCAAGGTCTCGGCAAACGGCAAGCTCACTGCGGGTGTGGCGGAAGGTGACGAGGTCGTCGCCAGGGCCATTTCGGTATCGAGCGGAACGCTCAAGTTCCGCCTGCTCATCTAGGACGGGAGGGACTATTGGAAGCAACCCAGCTCAACATTCACAGCCAGGAATACATGGAGACCATGGCGCGCCTGATGACCGAGGCTCTTGAATCTCCAGATGGAATGCGCGCGCTCGCCGCGGCAATAGCCGAGCCAATCGAGCAGGAGATCAAGCGGAAGGAGATAAGCTCGCTTCTTCTAACGCAGCACACGCTGCCGAAAGGCGAGCGCCCGATCTACCAGAAGAAGCCGAAGGTCAAGGCTTACTGGATCAGCACCGAGGGCGAGGCCCGCGAGCAGGAACTCGGCCAAGATGAAGTCGAGTTTCCCACCAACAGGATTCACTCGACGCCGATGGTAGACGTATCGATGCTCAAGAACGGCAACATCGGCACCCTGATGGACATCCAGACCTCGGCTGCCGACGAGATACGCAAGGAAATCGACAAGAGAACGCTCACCGTCCTTTCGGCCTCAGTCCCCGCCGCGAACACGATCGAAGTCACGGGCGGCAAGCTCACGGACGACGCATTGAACGAAGCAATCTCCATCATCGAAGACCTGGAGCTCTCGGTCAAGTACATCGTGATGCGTGGACGCCGGTTCAACGATATGCGCGACTGGGATCTCGATCCAGAGACTCGATCCGAACTCAGGACCAAGGGCGTCATCAAGAACTACGGCACCGGCGGCATCCTGCTTACGGCTTCCGCCAGCATGACCGAGATTCTTCTAGTGCCCGATGATGAGGTCGGCAAGATGCCGATCCGCGAGTCACTCAAGACCGAAGCCATCGAGCAGAAGACTCGGTTCAAAACCGGCTGGCTCGTATGGACCGAGCTTGGCCAGGGCGTCACCCGGCCCGAGATTCTCGCGAAGATCAGGATACTGCCGTAAGGAGGGTCGAATTGACCAAGGTTAAGAACGTCCGGGCGGGCATTGTCATCATCGCCGACGCCGGACTCAAGCTCTTCCCGGGCGAGACAGTGTCGGTCGACAGGCTGACGGCGCAGATGAACTCCGCTCTCGACGCTGGCCTGCTCACGAGGGTCGATGGTGATGGTGACAGCAAGTCCAAGCCGAAGAGCGCGGCGAAGCCTGCTGAGGCAAAACCCGAGGCACCGGACGGCGGGCAGCCTGCTTTGGATGATCCCGGCACTGAGGCCACGGATAAAGCCGATGCGACAAACGCTGGCAAAGATGACGGCGCACTTGTTGAGGCCGCACCAGGAGCAAAGCGTGGCGGCAAGTGATCTGGTTGCGATTCTCAGAACCGATCTTGCCGACCCGAGCGCGGAACGGTTCTCGGACGAGGTGTTGACGCGATGCATTCTCAAAGCGGCGTTCCCGGTCGGTAGTGACCTTGGTGTGCAGCTATCCATAGTCGGCACTGAGATAAGCCCTGAACCAGAATGTGAGACGTTGGAGATGCTGTTGCTTTGGGCGCGGATAGAGGCTTGCCGGTATATGCGTGCGGCGACCGCGAGCGCTTTCTCGTTCTCATCCGGCGACAAGCGAGTGGACAAGACTAGCCAGCCGGAGCATTGGGCCAAGCTGGAGGCAGACCTACTGGCAAGTTACCGGCAGCGGCTGCACGAAATCAGACCGGAGACGGCGCAGGATGATGGTTATATCATCACTCCCAGGTCGGTCACACCCGTGATCTACGAACAGGGGCTGGACCTTGAGACCGCTCTCTGACGTGGAGAAAGCCGACGCGGCTGCGGACGTGAGGGAACTCATCACCTCCTCGAGCCAGACGGCAACGCTCCTGCGAAAGCAGGCCGGCGAGAATCTGTATGGTTCGGATGAGGGCGAGTTCGTGGAAGTCTGCTCGTTCGCTCTGGAGCTATCCGAGACGCCGCCCAAAGACCTGGCAAAGCAGGCGGATGCCCTGGCAAGTGTTCTGCCTGAGCTCGATGTTCGCGTGGAGGACCGTGTTCGTTTGGAGGGTCGAGACTTTCGGGTGCAGACCGTTGCGCCGCAATCACTGTTCGGAATCCTGACCCATAAGGTTCTGGAACTGGTGGAATTGCATGGCCCTTAGCAGGTTCGGTGACTGGGAGAAAGCCAGGCGACTGCTCACCAATGGCTTCAACCAACGGCTGGCGCTGGCGATCCGAAAGGCGACCATCAAGAGCGCGTTGCTCTTGGTGCGGGAGATACAGCGAGGCATTCGAAGCCAGGCTCCTGGCGGCAAGCAATTCGCTCCGATTGCACAGGTAACGATTGAGCGCAAGGGTTCCTCGAAGGCGCTCATCGACACCGGGTTTCTGGTGAACTCGATCACACAGAAAATACTCTCGGACGGCGCATTCGTGGGTCTGCTGCGGACCAGCATCTCCAAAGACGGCATGAGTGTCGCCAACATCGGCGCGATTATGGAGTACGGGGCGACCATCAATCACCCGAGCGGCGCGGTGATAGTGATTCCGCCCAGGCCATTCCTGCATCCCACGATGCTGAAATACAAAGACGAAGTTATCGATAACTACCGGCAGGCGGTTGCCTCGGTGTTGAGGTGAGGAATTGGAACTCATTCGTGAGGTAGTCGAGTCGTTCATACGACTCGTGAAGTCGGAGATTCACGCGGGAGCGGTCCTGGTCTGCTCCGATGACTTTTTCGAGGTGACCAACGTGCCGAGTGTGGTTCTACAGGGCCCGACACTCGCGGAAGACGCGGCGCGGAGAACACCCGCAAGTCAGGTTCGGAAGAACGAAAGCGATTTGACTTACGAAGAGCGCAGGCACCCGAGGCTGTATCATCTGGACTTCGATCTCATCGTCACGACGGGCAAGGAAGCCGAACTGCTGGACCTGACGGAGAAGGTCGCACGGTTTTACCAGCTTCACCCGGTTCTTTCGGTTGGAGATCACGGTTCTCTGAGCCTCACCGAGCTTGTGCCGCTGGGTGACCTGAAGCGCGTGAACCTTTCCAACCTTCGGCAGGCGTCCGGTAGATGTCGGATCGAGGACTGTCCTGTCTACGACGGCAGAGTGACCGCCGGCAAGCTCGCGGCCGGTGTGAAGATAGAAGTCGAGCATACAGGAGAAACACCGTGATAGAGATACGAAATCTGCTTTTTCAGCCTATGACATTCCAGCTTGCCGGAGAGGAGCGCGGGCTGCATCTTGGCTCGCGACAGCGCAAGCTTGTAGATGATGCCCAAGTGTCCGAGGAGATCCGGATTGCTGCAAAGCGCGGGTTCGTCGCGCTGACAATGTCGGAGCGGCACGATCAGCTCGAAGCGCAACCTATGGCAGCCGAAACCACTGAAGATTCATCCGATACCGCCGTCCAGTCAGACAAGGAACCTGCGGCCGAGGAATGCCATTCCAATGCGGAGCCCGAGCCTGCGGAGCAGCCCGAGGAAACCGCTGACGAGACGCGATCCAGGCGACGGAGGTAAACCATGCCATCATATCTATCGCCTGGAGTCTACACACGGGAAACGGACTTCAGCTTCTACATCAAGCAGATCTCCACATCCGCCTGCGGGATGATCGGGATAGCGGAGAAAGGCCCTATCAACAAGCCGACGCTTGTCACAAGCTGGGAGCAGTTCGTCCGCAAGTTTGGCTCGTACATCCCTGACGGCTATCTCGCATATGCGGCGCGGGCGTTCTTCGACAACGGCGGACAGGTGCTCTACGTTAACCGCGTGGAGCATTATGACTGGCCGACGGACCCTGACAGCATAATGGCCATTAAGGCAGTCACCACATTGATGGACCGGGAGGGCGTCGCCGCGTCACTTACGACCGGAACGACCGGGACAAACCGAATCACCTGGCGGGCAAAGAACATAGGATCGCTCGGCAACAATATCCAGGTTGCGGTCATCAAGAGCGGGAACAACACTCCTCTCTCGGTAAGCGTCAGCGGGCAGACCATCACGGTCAATCTGGCTACCGACGCATCCGGCAACGCGACCAGCACGTGTTCACAGGTAGTAACAGCAGTGAACAACAACGCATCCGCATCCACGCTGATCCAGGCCACGCACATCGACTACGGCATAGTCGGTCCATTCGCCGCCACGCCACTGACCGGCGGACAGAACGCGCGTCCGTCAGTCAACGTCTTCGCTCTCTCCGAAGGTGCGTGGGGAAATAGCCTGAAAATAGAGATCACTGACAGCACGGTCGATCCGGCCAACCTTTTCAATCTCACCGTTCGACATAAAGACGAAGTAGTGGAGTCGTTCAGAGACCTCTCGATGGACGTTACACACCCATCCTACGTTGAGACGGCCATAAATGAGCGGTCAGAGTATATCACCGTCGAGGACTGCGAGATGCCGACAACCCCGGCGCTCCGTCGCCCATTAGTTGGCGGCTTTGCCATGAGCTATGGCGAGGATGGGACGGACAATATGCAGGACGAGGACTACATCGGCGACCAGGCGGCACGCACCGGTCTCTACGCTTTCGATGGTAATGAGAGTCTCAATCTCCTGCTTGTGCCAGGTGTGACCAGCGCGACGGTCATACACGCCGGAATCGCGTATGCCGAGAGTCGCAGAGACATTCTTTTCATTGCGGAAGCGCCCTTGTTCGTCAACCCGCTCGAAGCGGTAGACTTCCGCAAGGGCAAGGGAATGTTTTCCCACGCGGCGTTCAACTCCTCTTACGCGGCCTTGTATTATCCGTGGATCGAGATATCCGATCCGCTCACGGGCAAAAAGAAGCTCGTTCCGCCAACAGGGGCTGTCGCGGGCTGCATCGCCAGAAGCGACGAGAAAGCCGAGGTCTGGTGTGCGCCCGCCGGTATCGACCGAGGTCGGGTGTTCAATGCCTTGTCCCTGGCCTACAAGACCAGCCGGGGCGAGCGGGACGTGCTTTACCCGGAAGGAATCAACGTCATCGCTTCGTTCCCGGACACCGGCATCAACATCTGGGGACAGAGGATGCTGCAGAGTCAACCGTCCGCAACGGACCGCATCAACGTTCGCAGGCTGATGATGTACATCGAAGAGGCGATTTCGCAGTCGTCGCGCTTTGTGGTCTTCGAGCCGAACAACCGAGAGACCTGGCGGGCGCTAGTGCGGCTTATCACGCCGTTCCTGCAGAACATCAAGAGCAAGGGCGGGTTCTATGACTTCCGCGTGCAGTGCAACGAGGAGTCGAACCCTCCGGCAGTGATCGACCGGAATGAAATGGTATGCCGCGTGTTCGTGAAGCCGACGAAGACCGCCGAGTTCGTTGAACTCAACTTCATCCTGACCGCGACCGGCGCGAGCTTCAGAGAGATACTGTAGGAGGTCTGTACGATGGAAGTGACAATGCCCCAGAGCCTCTACCAGAACTGGCAATTCGCCATCGAGATAAACGGCTTCGACGTGGCGCTCTTCAAGAAAGGGCAGGAGCCGAAGACCGAGTTCGAAGAGGTTGCCTTCGCTCCGGCCGGCTCGATGTTCGACCAGAAGGTCGCAGGCCGCATTAAGTTCGAGGACATCACGCTCGAAAAGGGCGTGCTCGCTGATGGGTCGGATGAGTCCGCTCGCGACTGGGTGCGCATCCAGGCCGACGTGAACTACGGAGTCGGCGCGTTGCCGGAGGAGTATATGCGCGATATCGACATCGTGCGTTACGACCGGGCGGGAAACGAGACCCGCCGTTGGACGCTTCACGGCGCGTGGGTTAAGGCCCTGGAATACGACGAGCTCGAGGGCGGCAGTTCAGACAACACCATCGAGAAGATCACGATCTGCTACAACTACTGGGACTGACGGAGGATGGACTTGTATACATTTATATTACCGACCGGCAGTGAGATAGAACTTAGAGAGATGACCGGAGCAGAGGAGGAACTGCTCACTAATCATCGGCTTATTCGCAACGGTGACGCGGTGAACCAGGTTCTCGCCAACTGCATCCTGCGGGTCGGCGACAAGGATGATGTGACGAGCAAAGATGTCCTCGATATGCTCTCCGGCGACAGGCTCTTCACCCTGGTGAAGCTTCGCCAGATATCGCTCGGAGACGAGGTAGAGCTTGAGCTTGTCTGTCCGAACACGGCCTGCCGTGCCAAGAACAAGGTAACGATCAACCTCGACGATTTACCGGTCACACCCTATGGCGCGGAGCGAGAGTTCATATTCACGCTTCCCGCTTCGGGATCCAAAGTGCGGTTTGTCTATCTCGACGGTCACAAGGAGAAGCGGCTTGCGCAAATGCAGGAGCCGTCAATCTCCGCTGCAATGCTGATCCGCATCCTGGATATCGACGGCAGCGCGCCATCCAAGAAGGCTCTTAACGAGATGTCCATGCGGGACCGCAATGCGCTCCGGCAGGAGATGCTGCGCGTTGACGCTGGCATCGACACTGCCGTCGAACTCGACTGCGATTCCTGCGGAACGCGTATTCGCACTAGACTTGAGGCCGAGCCCTCTTTTTTATTCCCCGGAGTTCGGTTGTAAGGGACGCGTTCTTCCTCGCCTACGGCGGACTGCACTGGGAATACGCGGAGGTCGCAAGACTACCGCTCCGCACCCGGGAACAGTTTGTCCAGGCGCTGGAGAACCAGCTTGACTATGAGAAACAGGAACTGGAGCGAAGCAAGCGATGATGAGTGATCTGGGCCTCGGCATAATGGTGAGCCTGAAGGACGCCTTCACTCAGAACGCGACGCGCATCCAGTCCTCGATGGAGTCGCTCGATTCATCCGTCGCCAAAGCGAGCGAGAACATGACGCGCAATCTTGGACTGATCGAAAAGGGCACGATGATGGTCGGCGCGGGGCTTGCGCTTCTTGCTGTGCCTACCGCGCTCGTGGCGTCCACTGCTGCGACTCAGAAGGCTCTCGGTGAGCTTGCCTCTGTCGGTGTGAAAGACTTCCGGGCAATGGAAGATGCGGCCGAGTCGTTCACCAACCAATGGGCAGGGACGAACAAAGCCGAGTTCATTACGGCCGCCTATGACGTGAAGTCCGCGCTTGCCAGTCTCTCCGACGAGGCTGTCGGGACATTTGCTTCCATGGCCGCGCTAACGGCCAAAGCCACCAAAGCCACTACCGAAGAGATGGTCGGCACGTTCACCACTGCCTACGGGATCTTCAAGCCCATAATGCAGGATATGTCTGACATAGACTGGGCCAAGACCTTCTCAGGAGCGCTCGCTCAGACCGTCGCTCAGTTCAAGACCACCGGTCCACAGATGGCCGAGGCCATAAAGAACGTGGGCGCGATTGCGGCAGCGTCCAATGTGCCTCTGCAGGAGCAGATGGCGATCCTCGGGCAGCTTCAGACAACGATGCCCGGTTCCGAGGCAGGCACGCTGTACAAAGCGTTCATGATGAAGGTCGCTGAAGCCGGTGACGAACTTGGGCTATCGTTCGTAGACGCGGGCGGAAGGCTCAAAGGCATTATACCTATCCTTGAAGAGGTAAAGCGCAAGTTCCCTGACCTCTCCCAAGCCGCTGCTCAGGTGAAGCTCAAGAAAGCGTTCGGTTCCGACGAGGCCGTGCGGTTCCTGCTGCAGATGTCGATGGGCATGGACCAGCTCGAAGGCAATATCGAGAGCGTCGAACAGGCAATGAGATCAGGCACTTTGACTACCGAACAGATGGCTCAGGCCATGAACCAGGATATCGGCTCGCAGTTTACTCTCGTGAAACAGCAGGTCGCGAACCTTGCCGAGATACTCGGTCGAACGCTGCTGCCGGTAGTGATCCCAGTCTTCCAGGCGGTCTCCCACTTCATCCTCTACCTGCAGGGCGTCGCGAAGTCGGCCCCGGGAGTGACACGGGTAATTCTCACCATGTGTGTCGCCCTCGGTGCAGTGCTGGTTGTGGTCGGCAGTGTCACGGCCGCGCTTGGAACAGTAGGCATCATGCTTCCCGCGATCAAGGCTGGCATAGCCGCGCTCGGCCCGATGCTCGCCGGAGTGGGGTCGGCGGTGTCGGCCTACTTCTGGCCGGTCGTGGCCGTGATCGCCGCAGTGGTCATCGCCGTGATTGCTCTCAGGAAGGCCTGGGAGACCAACTTCGGCGGGATACGCGACGTGTTGCTTGGCGCGTGGAACAAGGTGTGCCTCGCGTTTCAGGGCATACGGGCGCTCATCGGTTCACTCTCAGGCGGCAGCGGCCAGATGTCCGCCGAGCTTGCAAAGAAGCTCGAAGCGGCGGGGCTGATGAAGTTCGTTACGACAGTGTTCCAGGTCTACTACCGCGTGCGGCAGTTCCTGACCGGGCTGTGGCAGGCGTTCTCCTCCGCATTCGGAAAGATTCGCGCGATCCTTGAGCCTCCGATCCGAGCTATTATGGGCGCGTTTGCCGAGCTTGGTAAGGCGTTGCTCTCGGTATTCGGCATCTTCGGCAAGACCGCGACATCGGTCGACTCGGCAACGTTTGCAAGCCTGGGGCAGACCCTGGGCAAGGTGCTCGGGGTGATCGCGCAAGTCGGAGCGCATCTCCTGAAGTTCGTCATCTACAACCTTGTGTTCGTTATCCGCGTTGTGACGCTGGTTGTGCGGGCTGTGGTCTGGCTTGGCCGGGTCATCATTGGGGCATTCGTCACGGCGGCCCCTACGTCTACAAGTTCTTCCTGCCGCTACGGATGCTGGTCCAGGGATTCCTGATGGTCGGCCGTGTCGCCTATACGGTCTGGCGGATGATAACGGGCCAGGTGTCGGTGGTGGATGGTCTAAAATCCATCGCTACCGCGATCTATCAGTATCTCTCGACTCCATTTTCATGGGTGCGAGACGTGGCATCGGCGACGTGGGATTTCCTGCGCGGGCTGTTCTCAGGCATAGGCGGGTTCTTCACATCGGCGGGGTCGGCGCTACTATCGGCGTTCCTCAACCTGCCATTGGTAAGCACCCTCTCGCGCGTGTTCGGTATAGCCCGCGCATTCCTGTCCGGCCAGTTGAGCTTTGCGGATGCCGGAAAGAGAATACTCATCACGCTTGCCCAGGGCATCTGGTCTGCCGCGACCTATCCGTTCAATATGCTCAAGCGCGCTCTGGGCTGGCTAAGGAGACTGCTGCCGTTCTCGGACGCGCCGGAGGGACCACTATCATCTCTGACGGCGTCGGGCGCGGCGCTATTGCGGACGCTTGCCCAGGGCATGTTGTCAGTCATAGGTCTTCCGGCACAGGTCCTGAGCTACGTATTTGGGCGAATGCTGGATGGCGTCCGGTGGACATGGGATGGCCTGAAGTCGATAGGCTCACAGGTCGTATCGACCCTGTCCGGCGCACTCTCGACCGGCGCGCAGATCGCGAGTTCAGCATGGAACGGGATTGCGGGCATTGTTTCGTCGGGCTGGAATGCGGTTGCGTCCATAGGCTCGTCTGCATATTCGTTTGTGTCTGCTCCGTTCAGGTGGGTGGCTGGAATCGCCGGGTCCGCATGGTCGCAGGTCACTGGGTTTGCATCATCAGCCTGGTCAGGCATTCGTTCGATGGCGTCATCCGCCATTGGCTGGCTGAGATCGCCGTTTTCGAGCCTTGTGGGATTCGCGTCATCAGCGTGGGCAAACATTCGAGGCGCGGCCTCGAGCGCGTTCTCCTCCATTATGTCAGGAGCCCGAAGTCTCATATCCAGCGCGTTCCAGAGTGGTCGTTCGATGATGACTACGATAGCATCGGGAATTCGCTCGGCAGTGTCGGTTCCTTACGAAGCTGCGAAATCCGTCCTCTCCAGGCTCAGACGGCTCTTGCCGTTCTCGGACGCCAAGGAAGGGCCGCTGTCGACCCTGACTCGGAGCGGAGCGGCGATGCTGGAGGCGTTCAGCTCAGGAATAACGGGAGCGTCTAGGCTCCCGGCGCGGGCGTTCGAGCAGGCTTTCGGGTTTGCCAGACAGATGGGCCGATCGGCGATTGTTCCAACGGCTCTCGCTGGCACTTTGGCTCTGACTCCCAACATCGCGGGTGCAATGCCTCAGATCACTGCCCCAGTGGTCGCAGGGCAGAAAGTTGTCGATACGGCGGGCACCTCACGTGGCTCCGAGCGGTCCCGGTTGTTGGCCGTCACACGCGGCGCGCTGGGATCGGAAGCTAGAACGGGCGCGCCAGCACTCGGGTCGGAGGATGCCCGTCCACTGCTCGAGGCGATCATCGCCAAGCTGGATCGCGTTGCGGAACGGCCGATTGAGGTGTCAGTCACGACCACACTCGACGGTCGAAAGATTGCCCAGGCGGTCTACAAGGACATGCGGGAGAGAAAGGTTCGAAACTATGAGACGGCCTAAGACAAAAAGGGTTTTCATCTGCAGCAGATACATTGGGGACATAGAGCACAACGTCGAGGTTGCACTTTCTCTCTGCCGGATGGCCATCGACGCGGGCTGTGCTCCGTTCGCTCCTCACCTTCTCTACACAAGGTTTCTCGATGAGAACGATCCAGCGCAGCGCGAGCTTGGCATCTCGCTTGGACTGCGGTTCATGGAAGCCTGCGAAGAAGTCTGGGTTTACGCCGCTGAGGGCATATCGGATGGCATGCATCGGGAAGTGGAGCATGCCAAAGCTCTCGGCAAGCCGGTTATTGAACTCCGGGAGGTCCGGCCTTGCGCGCTGACCTGAAGAAGACAACCGGCTGCATCGTGGACGTCGTCACACGCGAATCGCTGGAGTTCCAGCATAACCCGGACGAGATCACCGACGAAAAGAGCACGGATTTCGCCACAATCAAGGTTCCGGGGATGAGCCACCCGCGCTACCAATACGTTGCGGGTGAGGCGCGAAGGATCACCTTCAAGGTCTCGTTCTTCAAAGGTCCGGTCAAGAAGAAGGTCGCTTGGCTCCAGTCGCTCCTGTACCCACAGCATGAGAAAACGATGCTCAAGAACGCGCCGCACAAGGTGCTTTTCTTCTTCGGCGACCTTTATCCGGGGACGCTGTGCGTCGTGCGGCAGGTCAGAGCGCGCTACTTCCACATGTTTGACCGCGACAGCCTCTTGCCGCAACGTGCGGAGGTAGAGCTGACGCTCGAGGAGATAGTGCCCAAGTCCGTGAGCTATACGGAGGTGCGGAGATGATAGGACCGGATTCGAGATACGCCTCTTGCGTGCTGTATGTCGATGGCGACCAGGAGTTCATCGGAACCAGAGAGCGCATCGATACATCCCCCCGGCCTGATGACGTTTTCCACACCGTGGTCGAGGGTGACCGGATAGACCTGATCGCCCATCGTTACCTGGGCCGCGCGGATCTCTGGTGGGTTGTCTGTGACTACAACGACATGTTCTTTCCGCTGGAACTCGAGCCTGGAATGGTGCTAAGGATTCCGTCGGTTGAGCACGTTGAAATGCGGATCTTGGCCTGAGGATTGCGAGGGCTATTGACCGGACTCCTCGTCGGCCCGTTTACGCCATTGCTTGATAAGCGTGGTCCAGTCTCTACGTGGTCTCACCAGACGCTGGCTCTGGATGAGTTCAAGCGCGTCAGCAGCTACCTGAGGCTTGATGATCCCCTCCCTCACGAGTTCGACCATCAAGTCATGCGTGTCCAGAACTTTCACGCCTTCTTTGCGCGCCGCTTGTTGCAGGGCCGAGTCTCGTGTCACGAGCGGAATGTGATTGTCTCTGGCGTATACCAGGCAGGAAAGGTCTGGGATGCTGGGTCCAATATAGTTTTTGCCAGGGTATCTATGTCTTTGATCTGATCACCCGTCAGCGTAACAACTCGTAGCCCCAATTGCTTGAGCATCAGTATGTTCGGCGTCTTTAGCTCCTTTTCCACAAAATCGGTCACGACCCAGCAATGCTTGAGATAGAATATCTGGGAAAGAATTTGGGCTGCTTCCAAGTCGAATATAAGCGTGGCGTCAAGCACAGCTTCGTCCAGCTCATCGTTTCCAGCACCCTCAAGCCTGCAATCGGCCAAGATAAGGTCTCCTCATCGTGAACCTGCGGTGGCTGCCGCACTTGATTGCTCGTGGTCCTGTCCATCCATCAAGACCTGATGCAGGTCGGAAACGCTCAAGCCAAGCAACTCGGCGGCGCGGGACTCGGATATCATGCCATCGGTATAAGCTCTGGCCACCAGTCGTCTGTGCCGCGACGTGCGTTCGAGCGGATAAGGCTCACCCAGTTCTCGCTTAGCCAGACCCCTCGCGCTCAACATCTTCCATACAGCGCGGTATGCGTTTTCGCTCAGGATTCCGAGGTCCCGTGCGCGATGAAGCCATGCCTGAACACTCATCCCATATTTGAGTTTGAGTTCGGATAGCTCCAGAAGCGATATGCGCGTCCTGCTCTTGCCGAGCTCCTCTATAGCTCTACTCTCTGGGACAAGAAAAGCTCCCGCGAACCGATGGACAGCTTTCTCCTGCTCCTTCTCAGTCCAGCATTCCGGGAACGTCAGAACCAGGTGTCCCAGTTCGTGAGCGAGGTCGAATCGAAAGCGATCACCGGGCTTGTTGTCGTTCACGACAATGATCGGGATTTCGGCATCAGGATACGTGCACCCATCGAACTTACTGTCCTCACTTACACAGACAACCAGGATGCCGTGGTCCTCTAGCACTTCGATGAGATTCTCTATTGGATGATCCGCCAGCCCCCAGTGCCTTCTGAGTTCGTAGGCGCGTCCTTCCACATCCGATATGCGAGCGATGGGCTCTCGAAAAGAACTGGGCAATTCCAAAGCCCTGTGAGCATCGAGCGAGAATATCGCCTCGACTTCCAGATGGCGCTCAACTTGTAAGGTGACGGCGCTTTGCAAGGCGTGTCTGCTCCTCTGGCTCATGCTTGCACACTTGCGGTAGGCGGGCTCGCCCAATCGCACGGTCGTCCTCTTGAACAGATCGGCGGGCGACACCCCCAAGGCATCGGCAAGGGAGAGCAACACCGACGAACCGGGTGTATCCTTGTTTGTTTCGTAGTTTGAGATCGCCTGCGCGGAAACACACCCCATCTTCTCGGCGAGTGCTCGCAACGATAGTCCTCTCGCCAATCGTATCTGCCTAATGCGTTCGCCTAGCATATCGTGCTCCTCCACTTGACAAGTATACCTCAATTATCGGGTTTTGTAAAGTGGCTCAACAGTGGCCCTCAAAGAATCCCGGCACGCTGTCTCTCGCGCCAGTAAATATCAAGTGGAGAACACTTGGATAACCGGCGATGCAACTGGACGACTACCAGCCCACATTCATCATAGAGATAGAGGGCAAGCGGCTCTCCAAGGACGTCACGCACGAGACAACCTCTTTTGTCTTCGAAGACAACGAGGAGGAGATGGACGTGATGGAGGTGTCCATCACGGACCGGTATCTCCAGTTCGTGGACGATCCGCTGTTTCAGGAAGGTAACGAGATTGCCGCCCGGTTCGGCTATGTCGATGACCTATCGCCAAGGAAGATCGCCGTCATCACGGAGATAGACTACGATTTCCCGGAGACCGGCGAGCCGACGATCAAGATCAAGGCTTACGACAAGGGTCACAAGCTCGCGGGCAAGCAGATTCAGCGAATCTGGCAGAAGCCCGCTCCCGGGATTCTGTACTCGGAGATCGCGGAGAAGATCGCGGCAGAGCATGGGTTGATTCCTGTGGTGACAAAGACGGTCGGCAGACACTTGCGCGTAGCACAGGGCAACATCTCCGACGCTCAGTTCTTGAAGCAGCTTGCGGCCAAGAGCCGTGACAAGGACGGCAAGGGAGTGACCGGGTTCGTGTTCTACGTCCAGGATGACGAGCTGCACTTCCATCCAAGGAAGCTCGAATCGCGCGCGGCGATGGCGTTGGAGTACTTCACCGACCGCGAGGGCGTGCTGCGGTCGTTCACTCCCTCCACCCAATCGCAGGGTGTGAAAGGCGCAGGGACGGAGACGAGGGCAGTCGGCGTCGATCCACGCAAGAAAGCACACGTCGAATATGCGGCCAACAACGCGACCACTTCCGGCCGGACGTCGCTAGGAAAGAAGACATATCTTGTCGACGGCAATACCGGCGAAGGCAAGTTCCGCAAGCAGGAATCCGGCAAGATTGCTCAGAGCTTCGAGCGGTCAGAGGGATTTTACGAGGAGCCTCATCAGGAACCGGCTCAGGATAAAGCCGAGGGGCACTTCAAAGAAGCTGAGCTTCGGCAGGTGGAAGCGACCGCTGTCACCATTGGCATTCCGACTCTTCACGCAAAGCAGAACATCGAGATTCGCCGAGTCGGCCGGAAATTCTCCGGCGCTTACTACTGCACTTCCGTCCGGCATATCTTCGGTGACGGCTATTCCTGCGAGTTAAAGCTCAAGCGCAACGCACTCGGCAAAGGCCCTGGAGCCAAGGCGGCCGAGGTCAAGGGCAAAAAGAACGAATACGAAGCTCCTCGACAGCCAAAGAAACGCGCTGTGACCCTCGCAGGGTCTGCGGCTAAGGTCAAGCAATCCCAAACCGCAAAGCCGGTGAAACCGAAGCCGAAGATGGTCCGAATCGACGCCAACACAGGCAAGGTACTCAGCAACTAATCAGGAGGTCAGGTAAATGCAGATCGATGAGGTAGTCAGGTTCGTGCTGGAGAACCGGGAGGTTCTTGTGGCCTTTCTCGTCGCGCTCATCGCCGTCGTCAAGCTGACGGCATGGGGCAAGGCGCAGGCAGCCGCGCTCGACGCGGTTGTCGGCGTCATCGAGCGTATTGGCGCTCACGAGGTGAAGTCCGGTGTTGCCAGGAAAGAGTATGGTCTTGCCGCTGCAGCCAAGGACGCTCTTAGGGATTCCGTGGCTAAGGCCGACCCGAAGAAGTCCCCTCCAAGGATCGGCTGGAAGATCGTTCGAGAGATATTCAGGGGCATCTAAGTGGCGCTTCCCTTCCAGGACGAACAGCACGAGGAACGCTACAGGGACAAGTGGTATGGCAAGTATCGCGCCTTCGTTCGGGACAACAACGATCCCGAGCGGCTCGGCAGGCTCAAACTTGAGATTCCCGCTGTGCTTGGTTTTGGCGAGGAGAACTGGTCGGACTGGGCGTGGCCTTGCTTTCCATACGGAGGCAACGACGATGTCGGCACGTTCCTCGTGCCCGAAGAGGGAGCTAGCGTCTGGGCTGAGTTCGAGGGCGGTGATCCCCAGTATCCTATCTGGACAGGCGTGTGGCTCGCGAAGTCCAATCCGGGAGAGCAGCCCAAGGAGTCAAAACGGCTCTGCTCGAGTGCGACCTGCCTTGACTGCGAAGACAAGAACGAGCATGCCTCGGATTCGGCCGACAACAAGGAGCACGGCAAGTTCCACGCTCATCCGCCATTCTACTGCCCACGCAGGAAGGTGCTCGTCAAGACGGAGACCGGCCACACCATAGTGATGGACGACCGGGACGAAGAGGAGTTTCTGAAGATCATAGACAGGGCAGGCCAGATCCTGCACATGCACTGCCCGGTCAAGAGGGAGGTCCAGGTTGCGAATTCTAGGCGGCGCGGGGCGCACGATTTTGCGTCAAGCGAGGGCGACGGCCAAGCGGGTGCTGGTTCGGGCGGTCAACAGATCGATATCGCGCGGGATATCAAAGGCCGCAAAGCGTTTGTTCAAGTGACGGACGCCTGCCGCCAGTTCCTGCGATTTGAGGCGTGGCAGGACAAGGAGAAGATTCATATCGTCTCCTGCGACAAGACCCGCTCGCGCTGGCAGAAGATACTTATCGACACGACCAAGGGTCGAGAGAGCATCGGCATTTGGGGGCTAGGTGGCACGCAGGAGGTGCGAATCATCTCCTCAGCGGGTGGTGAACAGATCAGGCTCAAAGACAGGGCCGGCAGCAAGGTGATCATGGACGGAGCGACCGGACATATCGTCGTGCGCTCGACCGGAAAGGTGCTCATCAACCCATGACTCAAGGAGAGGAATCCGTGAATGATAGCCAGTGCCAGGGCCCGACGAAGTGCGGCTGGGTGGAAAGCGAAAGGCTTCTCGCGAAGACCTTCGACGCATGGCGGGCCGAGTTCCGCTCGATACTCGAAGACCATAGGCGGGATATACAAAACCGTCTGGAACACATCGAGCGAGAGATCGAGAAGAAGTCCGATAAGGAGAACGTCGAGCTGATCGTCCGTGGCATAAACGACGAGCTTTCCCAGCACGCGGAACAGATCAGGGAACTCAACACCGGGCTTGGCGGCAAGGTTGGCGTCGATACGATGTGGAAGATCGCAGGTTTGGTTGTGACCATCGGCGGGATAGTGAGCGGCATCATAAGCGCGGTCATCAACTACTTTGGAAGGCGCTGAGCGATGCGACCACAGGCAAGACTGGGCGACGTCTCCAGCCACGGCGGAAGGATCATCACTGGATCGGTCACGACCCTCGTGAACAACCATCCTGCGGCACGGATGTGTGATTTGCATGTCTGCCCTATACCAGGGCACGGCGTCACCCCCATCGTTACCGGAAGCCTGGATACGGCGACGGACGGCAGGCCGAACGCAAGGCTGGGTGACATCGCGGGATGCGGCGCGGTGATATTGAGCGGCAGCCTGAATGTGGGAGACAACTGAGGTGAGCGTGGATCAGGTTCAATATTGGGATGTATTCCCGAAGACAATCAAGGTCTCAAAGAGTCTGCTGGGGACGGTGGTTTCACTGTCGGTTCGTGGCCTTCCAAGGGGAACTGTCCAGTTCCAATCTGCTGACGAGATAGTGGCGACCGTCGATGTGAACGGCCTTGTCACTCTCGGGCTGAATGTCGGCTCGACGGTCATTGTGGCTTACGATTCGGAAGACAGAACGATCGCGCGTTATGTCATCGCGGAGGTGGTCGCGGCCGCAAGCGAGATTGCGGTCTCCTAATATGAGTGAATCAAGAGTCGTCTACTGGGACATTCGCCCGCAGGCAATCATACATCCCTATGACCAGCAGGCAAAGTCCGTGCAACTGGATGTGGTTGGAAGCCCGGAGGGTGAAGTATCGCTCTATTCGTCTGATACCAACATCGCCGCTGTCTCCAACGGCGTGCTTACGTATGGATCGCTGCCCGGCGCGGCGGTCATAGTCGCGGAGGCAATCCGGGATGGCTCTGTAGTTTCTCGGCGCTATCAGCAGGTCGATGTCTACCGTGAGCAGGGGCCGTCAGTCGTGAGAGATATCACCGAGACCGGCTATGTAGAGAAGCTTGGCGGTGGAGTCTGGCACTTCAAGTACTTCACCGACTGGTTCGACCGGTGGGGATGCAACATCCGTGTCCAAGGGGAACTCGCGCTTACGCTCGATCTCGACAGGCACTACTGGATGTACTTCGACGTCTGGGGCGCGATTGAGAGCTTCGGCGCTCACAATCACGACTGCCTGGACATCTATTTCGACAACCGCTGGAAACGCAACTTCAACCCGCCGCCGGTCGTCTATCCGGCCTGGAATCTGCCTTGCGTGATCCCCAGGCGAACCGAGCGGATCGACCTGTGGGAGTTCATAGGACGAAGCGTCACGGTGCGGTTTGTTTGGGATACTAAAGACGCGCTATATCAGATGTTCGACGGCTGGTATGTCGGCAACATAAGACTTGTTCCAAAGTGGTGGTACTGAGATGGCAGGTGTAGGCGGCGATCCGCAACTCATAATCGAACAGACAAGCTCGTCCGAGAACCACTACGAGCTTATGGCCCTGGCCGGAGTTGTTGCTGAGGTCAGGGAAGATCTGCACGCGATACGCATGCTTCTGGAGCAGAGCTTTGCCACCTCCGAAATGATGCGCAAGGAGGCGCAGCGGGTTCTTGCCCTGCACGAACAAAGCGCCGCCCAGTATCTGCGCAGACTCGACGACGATGCGGATGCGCATCCCTTCCGGTCGGTTCCCACTGGCACAACCATTCGGGATCTTCCCGACGGCGGCAGGTTGTTCTCGTTTTCGGACGGGTCGTTTCTCAGAGTCCTGCCGGACGGAGGAATGGTCTCCGTCGGCGAAGACGGCGTATCAAAGCCGGTCGCCCCGTCGCGCGCGGGAAAGGTCTCTCTGCCGGGCGGCACGGAGCTTAGTCTGGTGAACGATGCCATAACTGTTACGCACGATGCTTGCGGTATCGAGGGGCTGCCCCACGACGTGGAGCCGACTCTCGCCGCTGACGGGAGATACACGGTCACGCTGGCCGATGGAGTTCGGCTGGATGTATTGCGGCGCGAACGGCTTGTCGCAATAGCCAATCCGATAGGCACGCTGAATATCATAGGCATCGGCCGCATCGATGGCGTCGGCGAAGAGATTCAACCAAGAAGCATCTCAGGAGGGTCGAAGAGCTTCCGCGCAATGGAAAGCGGGCACGCCGGGATGATAGAAGCCGACGGGACGATTCACTTGTCCCTCGCAAGCGGCCTAGATTTGGTTATCCGATTCCCGCAGGATTCCGGCGATGGAAGCGACACCGATACGGGCGCGATCTGCTTCGACTGTGAGGAGCACGAATAGTGAGCACGGACTTCCTCGGCAAGGGGCTGCGATTTCCGTTCGCATTTGCCAAGCGATCCGGCGGCGCGCAGGTCTCGACCGTCACCTCGGTGGACCATGCACATATTCACGAAAGCATCCTGCAGATTCTGGGGACGCGCCCGGGGGAGCGGTTCTTGAACCCTGAGTTTGGTTCGCACATCCGCGACCTGGTCTTCGAGCCGAACGATTCGGTCTTGAAGGGACTTATCCGGCACTACATCATCGACGCTATCGAGCGATGGGAGAAGCGAGTCTACGTGACGGATGTGTCCTTTGACGAGTCGCCGGAAGCAACCGATAGCAATACATTATATATACGCATTTCTTACCGGGTGATAGATACGCAGGTTGAGGGCAATCTGGTCTACCCCTTCTGCAGGGACATCCTTGCGGACTCATTGGAAGACATCAGGAGAGTTCCAATTGGGTAGAGCGAGCATCTCGTATAGTAATAAGGATTACGAATCCCTTCGCCAGGAACTGCTTGCGCGCGTTCCCCAGCTTACTGACCGCTGGACCGACTTCAACGAGACCGATCTGGGTGTCGTCCTGCTGGAGTTGTTCTGCGGCGTCGGCGATATGCTCGCGTACTACCTGGACGCGCAGGCGGCGGAAGCATTCCTCCCAACGGCCCGGCAGCGGCAGAATGTGATCAACCTCTGCAAGCTCATCGGCTATCGGCTGGATTCGCCGGTTGCCGCGACAACCATTCTCAGGTTCAGTCTGCCGTCCGTGATGACTGAAGACATCATTATTCCAGCCCGAACTATCTGCACAGCCAAGCTAGACGACGGGAACGTGGAGTTCGAGACCATCGAGGACGCGACCATCCCGCGCGGGCAACTGATGGCAGACGTAGGCGCTCGGCAAGGCGTGCGCAGGAGCGAGGAGTTCATCTCGACCGGCGAGCGCAGCCAGCGGTTTGCGCTCTCTTCGATTGTCATCGCCCAAGGCAGTGTGCGAGTCAGAGTCGGCGATAGCACTTGGGAAGAAGCGCGGTTCTTCATCGACAGCGCGCCGGACTCGAAGCACTTCCAGGTGGAGGCCGACGGGCTGGACGTCACCAGGATCATCTTCGGCGACGGAATCCACGGAGCGATTCCGCCTGCCGGTGAGATTGTCACTGTCGAGTATCTCGAAACCCTGGGTTCGGAGGGCAACATAGGTCGGGAGCTGGTGACGGAGATCGTCAGCCCGATCTACCACAGCGGAACACGTCTTGATCTTTCGGTTACGAATCCCATCGCCTCCACGGGCGGCTCCGACCGCGAAACTCTGGATCACGCCAAGCTGCAGGCTCCGGCGGAACTGCGCTCTCTATGGAAAGCCGTCACCAAGGACGACTACAAGGCGCTCGCGGAGGGCTTTCCGGGTGTGGCCAAAGCTCAGGTGCTCGACGCCAACGACTGCTCCAACATCCGCTACTACCAGGTGAACATGGCCGTAGCGCCGGACGGCGGCGGGCTGCCCTCGCCTACACTCAAGAGCGAGCTTGCGGAGTTCATCGAGTCCCGCAAGGTCATCACCATCGAGGTAAACCTGTTCGATCCGAGCTACCGCCC